GGCGTTTCTGCGACAACCTTATCCGGCGCGGCGCTCTTTTCCACTTCGGCGAATGCCGCGCGGACTTGATCGGTGATCGAAAGATCCTCGGCTGGCTGCTCGACGGCAGCGCCGGTCGCTTGATCGGTCATGACATTCCTTGGTTATGGTGTCGTGTGCTCTAAGCCGCCTCGCGGAAGCTCTTCCCGAAAATCCGCTCCATCATGTCGTCCGCCGCTTCCTCAGCTTTCGCCCAATCAGCCGGACTGGCGAAGCCCAGGCGGTAGGAGTGGCGGACGAGCTCGGCGTTGACCGGGCTCGGATAGGTCATCTGCCATTGGTAGATCGAGTGCGTCGAGAACTCATGCGGATAGGGTATCCACGAGATGTCCTTGTCCTTTGGCGCCAAGCTCAATGCTATGGCTTCATCCGATCCCGCGATGAAAGCCGCCTGCCCTGGCTGAAATGTCGCCAGCATCTGGCTTTCCTCGTTCACCACATGCTTGCGCGGGTCGACCACGATGGGCGCCGTCGCGATCATGCGTGTCAGGATGCCGCTCGGGATCGCCCAATTGATCAGTTCCGAGTGACCTGGAAATCGTGGATTCTCGCTGCGGTAGATCCACGACAGATGATGCTCGTTTTCCAGTGCTGTAGCGGTCAGCGAGTGCTTTCCAGTGGAGCGCAGACGATGCTCGGCCGTCTCGAACGTCACTCGTGGAAGGTGATGGTAGATGACCGACTTTCCAGCCTTTAGATGCGCGCGGTAGGCGTCAAACGTTCCATCGCCAAAGACAACATCGGGCCAGATGGCGACGTGGACCTGTCCGCGCTCCTGAGCCACCTTGCGGCCGAGATTCCAGCAGCCGATTTGCGCCATCACGGGGCTCGACCCGGCCCTCAGTGCATGCCCCGCATCGAAGGCGATCTCGGCGCTCGGAAAGATCGACCGTATCGCCGCATCCTCGCCGTGCCTGACATAGATCAGGACTTGGTCATCAGGGCCGAGATTGCGCATCAACGACGGAGCGCCGTATTTGCGGAACACGTCGATATGCCAATCGCCCCACACAGCGAGGGTGACGAGCATCAGGCGAGTGCCTTCTTCGCCTTCCGGCTCGCCCGTTTAGCCTCAGCGCGCAAGCCTTCGTCCGCCATTGCCCGCTGAATGTCGGCCTCGACCGGAGGCAATGCTATGGGGCCGCGCGGCTTCGTGACCTCGTTGCCGATCTCGATGCAGCCATGCGCCTTCAGATGCTCGCGGTGCTGGCGCCGGCCGCCGATCTCCGATCCGTCGATGACGGAGCGATACGGAGAAACATCGCTCATCACCATGGGCGCGGCGATCTTGTCGGAGGTCTTCACATCGGCATATTTACGGGCATAATACTCCGCAGCGGGGATAAGCTCCATGCGTTGGCGACAGAATATCCAGCGTCCTCGAATCATGCCGCCTCCTGAATCCCCGCCGCCCTGACGAGTTGCGCGATCACGTAATCACGGAACGGCATCGCCCCGCGCGACGCCAGATTGGTCTCTTCGAACTCGGCGTAGTGGATTTCCGCAGTGACCGGTTGCCCGTGTACCTCGGCGCGCCAAACCTCGCGGCGGCCGTCGACATCGCGCACCAGACGCTCGGCGTTGCGGACGAACTCGACGGTCATGCCGCCGTTGTCTCCTGCAGCTTCGTGTCGTTCGCCGCCTTCTCGCGCTGCAAATCCATGTTCGCCGCGTGTTTCTCCCGCTCGAAAGCATGCGTCTTATCGAATTTCTGCCGTTCCAGCTCGTCCTCGGCCGCCATGCGCTCACGTGCACGCGAATGTTCCAGGTTGGCGCGGTGGATATCGACCTCTTTGGTCGCTTGGATCTTCGCCAGTTCGATTGCCGCATCGGCCTTCGCCTGCTCGGCCTTCATCGCCATCTCGGCCTGGATCCGCTGCTGCTCGCTCATGAGGCGCGTCTGCTCGCGCTGGTTCTCGGCCTCCTGCTTGGTCGTTGCGATTTGCGTGTCGCTCTGCAGCCGCTGCGCCGCAATGGCCGCATCGGCCTGCACCTTGATCAGAGCCGGATCGGTATGCGGCGACGGCGGCGGAAGGTCGTCGAGATAATCGGCGAACTTGTCGATCGTCTCTTCCAGCGGCCTGCCGGCGCGGAAGCCGTGCACCACGAATTTCAGGATCTCGGCGATCAACGCACCGCCGGCCTTCGGCATCTGCGTGACGAACGGGATGGCCTGTTGAAGGAGCGCGCCGATCGCCTCGACGAACTCGACACGGGCCTTCTTCTCGGCATCCTCGTCTGGCGCGATCGTCGAATCCGCCTCGATGTCCAGCCGGAAGGTGCGCAGCGCATCCTCCTTCAACAATTCGCATGCCGCCGCAAATTCCTGTGTCTTCTGCTCGACCTCCTGCTGATAGGCCGTGAACGCCGCCAGATCGGCCCGATACTTGGCCATCGGGTCGGATGGTGCCGGGGGCGTCGCTCCGCTGGCATTGGCAGGTGTAGCGCCTGCCCCCGGTTGCGACGCGGCCAGACCAGCAGGAAGGGGGGGCTGCTGAGCCGGCGCGGGCGCAACTTGTGGCTGTATGTTTTGGGCCTCCGGTGCGGCTGGAGCCGCAGTTTGTCCAACTCCGGGTTGAACAGCGCCCATTGCCTCCATTGCCATCTGTGGCGGCATCTGCGGCTGCGGGACCGGCTTCGGCAATTCCGGCAGTCCGGTGATCTCGCTTATCGTCTTCGGGTCAAGATGCTTGGACACCACCTGCGCAGCGAGGCGGAAGAGATCACGGGCGAAACGCCCTACATCCTTCTGGCTATTCCGCACACGAACGGAGCCATATTGCGACTTGAGCTGCTGCGCGCCCAATGTCTCGTTCGGATCAGTCGAGCCCCGCATGATATCCGAGAGGCCGCTGATCTCATAAAGCCGCTGCAGCGACTTGTCGAACTGAATGCTCAGCCGGTCGAGTACATCGGCGATGTCCTTGATCGGCAGCCACAGGATCGTGCCCTCAAGGCCGCCCTTCTGCTGCGCGAACATCGCCCAATCCTCAATCGGGATCAGCTTGTTGTCGCCCTCCGTGTCGAGAAGCTGCTGCAGCGAGGCCTTCTCGCTCGCGGCATAGACGCCCGCCACTCTCAAAGCCCGGGTGAGCTTGTCGATGCGCCCCTGCAGGATGTCCAAGCTGTCGGCCTGGTCCTGGTACTGCACGAAATCCGGGACCGGCAGCATCCTATCATTTGTCGTCGTAGCCAGGAGAGGCTTAGGGCAGGGCCAGAAGCCGTCGAGCTCCAACGGATCGTCCTTGGTGTCGAGCGGCTTGTCAGGATATTCCAGCGCGATCCAAACGGCTTTCTTCTCGCACTTGTCCCAGAATTCCAGGACGGTCGCCTTCTTGAACAAATCCGGCGGCATGGATTCTTTTTCCATGCCCTTCGGCGTGTAGTCGAGCGGAACCGCTCTACCGATCTCTGAGCCAAAACGATCAATGAGCTGCTTGCGCGTCATATAGGATTTGAAGCGCAACCACGGCACCTCTTCCCACCGACGTGCCGGACCCCACGCAACGTCATCCCAGAACTTGTATTCCCAGCGGATGACCTCTTTCTCAACCGGCCGATAGGTTGCAGGCTCGACACCTTCCTCCGGCTCATCCGCGTCAGGATCAGGAACCGGGTCCCCAAAGCTCGGCTCGTAGACCACCCGGGCAATTCCCATGCCCGGCAACAAGCGATCCTCGACACAGGAGGACATGACGCTGTCGATATCATAGCGGTCACAGAGATAGGTCAGCGAGCGCTCGAGGATGGTGGCGGCGAGGCGGACAACCGATTCGTCGGTGTCGACCCATCGCGGCGCAATGTCAGGCTTTGGCGTCCTGGCGTAAAGGACCGGCTCGAGCACCTGGATATTCGCCCAGAGAACATTGAACTTCGATCCGCTGCCCTTGCGGCTCTCGTCACGGTAGCGCTTGACGATCTTGTGCGCCCGCTTGCGCCAGTCCCGCTGGTCGTCCTCGGCAAGCTTCTCCTGGCTCAGCCAATACGAGACGATATCGCTCGGCTCGGTGCCGATGTCCTTGCGCTCATCGAGAGTGCCAGCCTGAGCATTTTCGTCGGTCATGCGTTTGCCGGAACCGTCCAGCCCGCTGCTATCAGATCGGCGGCAGTCTTGAGGTTGCCCTTTTCAGGCGTAGTCATCCCCTGCTGCGAATAGAATGTCCCGTTCACGATCATCACGACCGACGTTCCGTCAGGGGGAATGAAACCGCCCAGTCCATTGACCCCACCGAGGATCGACCACCAATATTGCGTCGTGCCTTGCGGATCGCAGCCATTGGCGAGCGCCTGGGCATGCGATCGCCCCTGACCGGCGTTGATGTTGGGAAAGGTCAGATATTGCGTCATGCTGCCACGCCAATTCCGTACCAGTCGCCCTCGTTAACGCGGATGATGCTGCGCTGTGCTGTAGTGCGATCCGTCGCGAAGACGATCTCTTCGAAGAGATTTCCGACTGTGCTGATCTCGTCGATCACAAGCGTGGAAGAGACAAACGCCGTCCCTACAGTCGCAACCCGAAGCGTTGGCGTGACACCGTCCTGCATCACCGTCGCGATGGTCGGGGATAGCGCGCCCTCAAGCACATGCGCCTTGCCGTCCAGATATCCACCCGGCGTTGCGCCGACCGCGCGGGGGACCTGAACGGAATTGAGACCGTTTCCCGCCATGATGAGATCGCCGGCCTGCCAATCGTTCGCAGCGCTCCCGGCGAAGAAGAACATACCCCCCGATCCGGCGAGCGCATTGGCGCGAGGGAAGACCGCTGCGGAATTGTCCGAGTGAGACGTGATCTGCGCTACGGCGAAAACGACGAAGGCCGGGTTGGCAACGATCGTCGCGCTGGTCGCGAGAGACTGCCCGGCCGTCTCGTTGAAGTTTACCGCTGGACTGCCGTTCTGCACATTCAGCAGCAATTGGGGTTGGGCCGCGGCAGTCGCCTGAAGTTTGTCAGCGCCCGCACCGCTCTGGTCGTACCATTTGGCGACGAATCCATTTCCGCCACCGACGAAGGCGCTGAAGCTTGCCACATCGAACGCCCCGCCGGAAAATCCGATATCCTGCTGGGCATTATCGCTGGAACGGCGAATGTTGACCGCCGACCCCGTATAGGCCGAACGAAGCAGGCGAAGGCTGTACGCCGCGACGGCTCCGCTGATCGTGTCGAGAATGGGCCGGGACCGTCCACCTCGTATCGGCGATATGAGGTGCCCGGCGTGACAGAGCATCAGAACGCCTTGACGGGCATGATCGACAGAGTTCCGCCAGCCGCGTTCTGGACGACAGAAATCTTCTGCCCCGAAAGAATCGTCTGGCCCCACAGAACGCCGGCAGGCAGGAAGAGCGAACCGGCACCGACCGTCGCAACCGGGGTGCTCCCGACCGTGTACCAGCAGTCCGCCGTCGAGCACAGGATGACGCCATTGGCCGCGATAGCAGCGGATTCCGCATGCGTCGTGAACGCCACGACCTGACCGTTCGCCCAATCCAGAACCGGCGCGAGCTGCACAGGCTGCCCGGCCAATCCGATAAGCTGCGTTGCATCCGGCATGTCAAATCCTCTCGCGGCGATCAATCCGCTGGCGGTCGTGTAGCTTCAGCGCATCGGCGAAGGTGGGGATGGCGTCGACCGCCAGGAGCGGCTTCGGCGCCTTGCGGGTATAGGGGCGCGACATACAGGCGTAGCGCCATTCATCGGCGCAATGGTCCTCCCCATCCGTGTCCAAGTCTTCAGCCCGAATCTTGTCGTGCTGCAACGCGGGGATAGTTCGAATGCTGTCTGTGCACGTCGAAAAGCAAAAAATCATCGGCGCGTCGTCGCCGATCAGTCGGGCGCGCACCTGATCCCATCCGGTGATTCGGCTGTTGTCAGCCTGCATCATGACGACGCCGCGTCCCATCATGCGCTCGGCGATGGACGGGCCGCCGTCAACTTTCCAGCACGAAGGATCTGCGATACGCGCGTTGATCTTGTCGCCTCCCTCTCGAAGCTTGATACCGTCCGCAAGCTGCTCTGCCGTTAGCTTGATGCCGACATTTGGTGATGAGGAACCGTACCACTCGCGATAGCGGATCATTGCGCCCGCCGGAAAATGCCTGCCGCCTGTCAGCAGCGAGCCATCCGAAACGGCCCACCATCCGACGCTGAAAGGCTTGGCCGATCCCCAGTCCATGGACATGATGCGCGTCCAGTGCGGGGGAACGGCGAAGGGCGCGATAACGTGCTTTGCCGATGACCAACAGTCGAAATAGGCGCCCTCGATGACACTCCAATCGCCCTCAAGCCACGCCTTGACGAGCGCTTCAGAACCAACAAGAAAAAGCCGGCTCTTGTAGCCAGGGTCCTTCGCCAGAAGAATCCGATTGTTCTCCACTTTTGACGGGATGAACACATAGCGGTGTTCGCTTCCATCGGGGAGCGCCCGCTTCAGTATCTTCATTCCACCCGGGGCTGGATCAACATAGCGGCGCTTGATCCAATGGTGCCCAGCCCCACCAGGGTTTGCCGTCAGGATCAACTGCGTCGGCACGCCTGCCGCCGACCTCATTGCCCCATGGAGCCGATCAATTGGCCCAGGATCCGGATAGTTTCCAGCTTCCTCAACCGCCGCATCGGTCAGGTTTTGCCCCTGATATTTCTCGGCGTCGGCGATACTCTCAAGAGGGCGAAACCGGACGCGGCCACCGCGCGCAAACCGAAATGTCTTCTTTTGGTCCTGCCACTCGGCATCAAGCGGCAAATAGATTTCCTTGGCTCTCTCGATCAGATCGTCCTGCTGCGGCATTTCGCGGCGGAAGAATACCGCATTGAACACCGAACCGTAGATCTCCGCCTTGATTGAGTATTTTCCGAGGATGCCGTCTGTCTTCCCGCCTCCTCGAGCCCCGCCGTAAAGGATCTCGGGTATAGGGCAATCAATTAGAGCTTTTTGCGGTCCCGTTTGCGGCTGCCAGACGATTTCCGGCGCCAAATCCATAGCGATCAGCCCATTCCTCATCGTTCAACGGCTCTGCACTCACGACACGCTGGCGGACCTCGGCGTCTACCTTCTGTTCAATGCTGGATAGTCTCGGGTGAATGTAGGGCGCCGCGTCTCCCGCTAGTTTAGCCGCCACAAGAGCCGCTTCGGCATCCTTCACCGTAACGCCGTCCGGAGCCGCAACGAGCCATTGAGCGCGCATCGCGTTTAGCATGACCTCTAGCGGCATAATGCCATTAGCCGCCGCTACGTTGGCGATCTCTCGCGACTTCTTGGTTGCAGCACCCGGCTTTCGACCGGCGCCAGGGCGTCGGCCACCGCGCGGCATTTGATTGTTTCGATTTCCAATGATTTATTTCAGATAATGCGGGCCTTCACGGCTGCCGCAGCGTCATATCTCGTGCTGACGAGGCACAGCGGGTTGATTATCCGCGCTGGGATGAAACTATATTTGGTAATTGTATGAGGTTCAAGACCTATTTCGGTTGCCGATCACAATAAACGGCACCTCGACGGATTCGCTCACGCTACCGCCTCCACATGCTCGGGGCTGATCTCGATCGTCATCGGCCGGCCGAATAATTCCAATAACAGTTCGACACGCCGCGCGCTCGATTCCTTGCACAAGCTGAGCCATCCGGTAAAGGGGCCTGCAAGGATGCGTGCCTGCTGACCTGGGAGGATACTGAGGGTGGCATCGGCGCCGGATGCCATGTCGAGCAGGCCGTCACCATTTGCCTCAGCCTGCAGGCTCTCCACAAAGTCCTGCGGCAGTGGTAGCGGCTTCTCTGTGCTGTGCGAGCAGAGCAGTCGTTGGACGCCTCGTGTATCTTTGATTGTCTGCCATCCGTCGATGGTATGATCAAATCCGACGAAGAGATATCCTGGGAAGAGCGGCGTCAGAGCCATCGTCATCCGGCGCGCAATCCTACGGTTCTCCTCATGGTGCGGCAAGAATACATCGAAGCCCTGGCGCTTCAACCGCATTTGTGCCGTCCATTCGTGCTGTGGATGCGTTTGAGCGACATACCACCGGTGAGTCATGCGATCAATTCTCCAATTGCGGCCACAGATGCTTTACGGTGGCAGCGATAGCGGCTCTCAACCTGGCACGGTGCTTTGCTGGCTTGCTCAAGACGCCCATTTCCTTGATAGCGTCCATGCTGGCCTGTACAGCGTAGTCGCTGGGATCGAGCGTCACGATGACCATGCCGTTGGACCGGAGGACGCGCAGGAGGGTTGCCGCGTTGATCGCCGCCCCGGATTGGATCAATAGCCAATCTAGCGAGCCCGCTACCGTCTGGATCTGGCGCTGCCCAGGCTGCCGGGCGCCGGACCAGACCTCATGCACGAGCTGGCGGATTTGCCCTGGGTTGGACACGCCGCATTCCATCATCGCGTGGACGATGGCATAGCCGAATTCATGGACGCACTGCCGAAGGTCCGGAGACATGGCGTCTGTCTCGCTCAATCCTCGCAGCGTCCGAGCGGGAAGACGATCCGGGAGACCGTCGTGGATATTGGACTGCGGAGCAATCATCACGTCCCCATCCGATCGAGCCATTCCTGGGTGCGGGGATCGTCGAGGGCCGGCAGAGGCGGCGGATCAATGGTCGCGGGTCGCGAGCGCCATTTGTCCGATCGGTCGCTAGGCATGCGCTTCACTACGATGTCTCGTAACGTCTTGATCATCTGCCCGTTTTCGTGCTCGGCAAGCTCATGCTCGGCCTCGCTGAGGTCGTTGCGCCGGATCTTCCGCCAATAAGGCCTGACGACGTCTGCTGCAGGGATGGGGCCAGGATTGTATCGCTCGCTTTCCGAGGCTCGCGGATGCATCTCCCGCCACACCCGCTCGGCCTCGTAATCGAAATCCGGATTCGCCCAAACAAGACCCGGATCGAAGGGCGGCGGCCAGCTCGCTCCAACATGCCTCCACGAAGCTCGCATGTACGCATGCCAACGCCACTGTTCCTCGTCAGTGAGGTGGGAGAATGTACTTTGGCGGAGGCGTTCGTGGTCCGCTCGGCTGAACGGGCTGTCCACTCGATACTCCGCCAGAACCGTCCGTCCGTCCGTTCGCGTGTCCATTGGACTTTCCTTGGTATTTTCCCTCTTGGACCCGCAAGATCGTCTTCGGTCTTAGCGCCCAATCGAAATCCGCTCTCCACCCCCGATCGTTCTCGCCGATGCAAAAAGGAGAGCCGCGAATTGCCCGACAGTGGCCGCGCCAAAGCTCGTAGTTCCGCTCAAACTCGCTATGGAACCGTAACCGGCAAGCCTTCAGTCGATCGTCGGTTAGCTTCCGAGGCGCCTCAAGAAGGCCGCCAAGCTCCTCCCGCCATATTGCTGCGAACCTTTCGGCGACCTCCCGAGCGGGTGGAGACGATGCGACAGCATCCGGCGCCGGAGTGGGGTTAAGGGAAAGGGGAGTGGGGTTAAGGGAAAGGGCTTGGCTAGACGCATTCTCGACCTCTACCCGCTCGGCATTAGCACTGTTCTCGCATGGTGCCGGAATGATGCTTTCCGGCTCTTTCATGTGTGGGCTCTGGTGCTTAGAGAAGTTAACTACCTGAATGTATGAAACATTCCCGGACTCGTAGACTTGAATAAACCCTTTGGCGGAAAGCTGAGAAAGTAGTGCTTCTACCGCTGCATCATCGTAAGGAAGGATTTCAGCTTTCAGTTTTTTGGGCCGAAAAGCCAATCTCCCTTCGCGATCGGCATGACACCAAAGACCCTGAAACAGAATTCTCGCCAGAGGCTCGCACTCGGCTAAAAGATCATTAGTGAAAAATCCTGGCTTTATGGTGCGGGCGCGCGCCATCTACCACGCCTCCGCTTTGACTTTTGGACGACCGGCAACGTCAAATTTGCAGCCGCCGCACTGCATCTTCCTGACCGACAGATTGCTCGCCTCATCAGACATTCCGCCGGACTGAGTAAGCATAAACGCGAGGGCGCGGTTTACTGACCAGTCGAGATCGTCCGGTGAAATATTGAACCATTCTCCCCGCAGCCTCAGGCCACGGTCTTCGAGGGCACGATGGAGAGCGGATTCTATCTCGCTGGCGGTAATCTTAACTGGGCACAGTCGCGCGTCCCAGATTTGCCGAAACCTCAAATCATGAGGGGAAGCGCATTGAAGCATTTGCATGCGCCGACGCGGCTTAGCGGTGATCCCCAATTTGCACGGGGATGATGGCTTTCCATCAATGATGGTCTCTATTACATAGACGTAGCTCATGCCGCCTTCTTCATTCTCTTGCGCTTCGGAGTCATGCTGCTTCCCCTGTGTCGGGATTGCGATGCTGAAGCGCACGGCTGATCTTGATGCCAAGGTCTGTCAGCAAGAGGTCGAGGCCCTGCCCCACCTTCCCGCGGCCGACAAAGACCAGCTCGCGTAAATGATCGTCCGCGCCGTAGACCAGAGACACGTCGAGATGATGCGCGCCCTGGCCTATATCGAGGGTCATCGAGACGGTTTCGGAGCGGAGGCGACGGGAGGACGTCATGCGCCGTCGTAGCCCTCGCGGCTGGCGCGGAGCAGGTAGCGGGATGGATCGAGGCCCTTGAGCCCCACAGTATAGCTACGGTTCTCGCGGTGCCCCTCAAAGGCTGCTAGAGCCTTGCCGACCATATCAACCGGCGATGCCGCTACGGTGTTCTTGAGCACAACACGCGACAGTGCTTCCACCGGGTCCATAGCGCCCTCAAGCTTCTCGCCCGCGTCATCGTTATAGAGACGCCAGAACTCCGTCGCTTCCGCGCCGCTGTAGCGCCGGCACGAGAGGAGCGCAGCCGTAATTAGCGGTCCCTTGAACCGCTGGATGCTGCAATTGAGAGAGTCGAGCCAAGTCAGCTCCTCTCTCCAAGAGCCAATCAACTCATAGACGGTCGACTCTTCCTTCTTAGTCGCGAATCGCTGGCCGCGCGCCAAGCCATCGGCAAGCCGGAGAGCATTTGAAAGAATGCCGCGACGCAGAAGCTTTGACTTAGGACTGAATTGATGCTCGCGATAGGCACCCGCAATCTGATCGGCGCCGGTCTCGACCGCCACGGCATTGTCGAAATGCAGATAGAACTCTCGTGCGACCGCCGCGTCTCGCACAGGATAGACATCGACGAAGAGCTTAGCCGGCGGCGTTACCATGTTGCGGTGCCACGCGAGAGCGCGCGTATGTCCGTCCAGCTTCCACCGCTCGCCAGTGGGCGAAATAGCCATCGATACCCGCGCATGGATGGGCGATGGCGAAAGCAGATGCTTTGCTTTGTGAAGGTGCTTTTCGGTGTCGCGCTGACGGGGATTGTCTGGAACAGCGATCCACTCGCTCACAGACATTTCGATCGATTCGCGCTTCGGCATTTTTGCTATACTGCTGACGTTGCTCAAGATCGTCTCCTTCAAATCCAACCGAGAGTTGGTTTCCCAATAAAGCCCTGTTCCCACACAAACCACGCATAGGTCGCCATGCTTCCTGTGCGCTCCTCTATCGGTTTGACCTCGCCTCGCGAGATAGGAAGACGCCACGAAAAGACCCATACGCGCGCTAAAGGACTCCGATTGAACAACACACGGCGAGAAGCCCCTTCGAGAAACTGGATGCGGACCAGAAGACAAACCTTTGCGGCGGCCAACGAGATCGCCTTGGTGGCGAATTGTTCGGCCAACTTGAACGGGGGATTCGTGACAATGTTCGGCGCGAGAGAGCGAGACTCCATGAGAAAATCCACACGGGATTGCCCGTAGCCGCGCGCCACAAGGTCCGTACTCACGACCTCATAGCCGGCTGTTTCAAGCACGCGGGACATGTCGCCGGCCCCGCAGGCTGGCTCCCAAATCGGACCATCGAATTTCTCGACAGATAGCAATGCCTCAGTCCCTTCCGGCGGCGTCGGATAAAAATCGTCCTTTTCCCGCAGTTCGCGCGGGCCGCATGCCACAAACCGTTGCGCGGCAGTCGAATTCATTAGCTGCGCGCCCTATACTTAAACGCCGATCGCCCGGACCGATTGACATGCTTCTCGTCGGTAACCTTAATCAATCCTTGCTCGACGATGGCTGACAGCCGGCGGTTAACGCGCACATGATCGCCCCATCCGAGAATGTCGCTGATCTGCTCGGCCGCCAGAGGGATACGTTCCCGCCGCAGCGTCCGCACGATATCGGCTTCGTCTGTCTCGGCGAGACGTACCGCCTTCCGTGCCGCCTCGTGTGAGGTGACGGGATCGCTTCGCCTGGCAAGGGGACGGGCGCTCTCGAATAAATCAGGTTGGATCATGGAACACCTATGCGGCTTGCTGGCCCGCCAAAGGGCGCCCAACGCGCACCAGGACATTGGTGGCATGGTTGCGGGTGTCTTCGTCCGTCGAGTTCTCTGCAATGAAGCCGAGAGCGCTGACGAGCTCGTTGACCTGATCCGCCGAGAGAGGCTTGGAGACACCACGGGCAACCATGACGGCAGCGGGCGTCGCCTTCTTCTTCCCAGCGCCCTTCGCGGTGCCTACGGCCTTCCTGAGCGCCGCCGCACCCTTCTCTGGGCCGTCACTGCGGATCGTCTTGGTTGCGGTGGTGGCGGATACCTCGCCGCGGCGAACCATCTCCTGGACTTCCTGCGGGGCGCCGGCGAGGTCGAGAACGTGGCTGACCTGGCTGGCCGTCACGCCGACCTTGCGCGCGATCTCCGCTTGCTTGAGGCCGAATGCGGCGAGGCGCTTGTAGACGCCGGCCTGCTCGAGAATGGTCAGAGGCTTGCCGCTGTTCCGCGTGATCAGGGAGGCGATGCGATCGGCGTCATTGGCATGACGGTCTTCCGAAATGCACGGCACCGTCTTGATGTCGGCCCCGTTCTTGATCGAGAGGAGCGTGGCGCGCAGTCGACACTCGCCGTCGACCAGAAGGACCTTGTCGTCTGCCAAGCGCACAGTCAGCGGCTGCAGCACGCCTTTCTCGGAGATCGAGATGGACAGGGCCTCAACATGCGCGGCGGTGTCGGCGGTCGAGAAGTCGCGCCCATTGAAGCCTTCCTCGACAACGATGGTGCGCGGGTCGATTTTAAACATGTCTGCTCGACCGGCAGCGAGATCATAGAGACGCATGGCTACTCCCCTTCGGTTGACGGATTATGCGGCGCGAGTCTTGACGATCTCGATCTTCACACCGGGATAGGCGGCTTCCACGACGCGCTGTTTCAGCCGGAAAAGAGCCGTCTCTTTTCCCTTGGCATCTTCGGTTACGCGCTGGCCATCAGAGACACGTCGGTAGCGAAAATCCGCCCGGTAGATGAAGACGTGGATGCCGTTGACCTCGACGGGATATTCCGGCTGCAGCTCCAGCTCCGCGATCTCGCCAGCCTTCTCGCGCTGGCGCAGAACGGCGAATCTGTTGGCCTCCAGGCGCGAAGGAAAGCGCGTCAGGTCAGGATGCCCGCAGGCTCGACAGCGGCCTTCCTTGAGCGCGAGATAGCCCTCGCCGTGGAATGTTTCACAGGCGACATTGCGGCACACCCATACGGGCTTGGCACCGTATTTATGATGCCGCCCCCTCATCGCGCACACATCTCCGCCGCACACCCGCAGCCCGACCGGGAGGGTTCCGGGTGCCTCATGAAACGAGGCTCGCTCGCTACGGCACGGGGGTCATCGGTGAATGTGTGGCCAACGAAAGCCGTGCTATCGTCAAGCGTCATCTTACGCTCGGCGGGAGAATGGGAGCGCTTCGCCGATCTACCGTATTGGAACGCCATGATCTTCGATCGGCACGCTGGGGCGCTGCAGTACTTGAATCCAGCGTAGCGCGTTGGACCGGTCTTTCTCTCATAGGGAATCTCTCTTTGGCAGATCAAACAAAAAACGGGTTTCGGGGCCGGATAGTCGATCCCGTGACGCAGGCAGAAATAGCTCACCCGCTGAAACGAGATGCCGAACATCTCCGCGATTTGGTGGCGGGTGTGACCGCTATCGACGAGCCCGCGCACGAAGGGGATGTTCATCTTGGAAGAAAATGCGCCCTGGCTGCTCGGATGAACGACCAGGGCGCTAGGTTCCGCGTCTGTCCGGGAGGGAAGGACCGCGGTCGTATCTGTGAGGAGGGTCATACACCGCTCCCCGTTTGAGAAATCTCGCGAAAGATATCGTTGGGCGCCTCGCCTTCGGCGACCGGGCGGTCGTCTTCCCCTTGCGCTTCAAGCGCGTCCCAAGTGCGCTTCACTTCATCCATGCAAAAGTGGAAGCGGGAGGACATGACGGGCATATAATGGAGCTCACGATACGCTTCGATGAAAGCGCGCTCTAGCTCCGCGATAGGGATCATCACCGAAGGCAGAGACTGCGTAGCAGGCACCGGGAGGCCGTCAGGCCGAGTAGAGCCCGACCCGTCAGGGGGCGGCCTATATTGGACGGCAAGCTGGCCACACGTCGGACACCGGAATGGTCTTTGCGTCACTGTCCCGCCTCCCTCTTTGCCCGCTCGATCTCTTCTGCTGTGGGTTGGTCCAAGCTGATCGACAAATCCGCTATGCGAGGCTGAAAGAACTGCTCTTCCACATCCTCGCGCGGCGACGTGCCGAGCCAGTAATTCCGCTCCCGCATGTCGTCGATCGCCGAGCGCATGCGAATGACGCCGGATTGGAATGTCTGAAACCCCGCGACACTCCGGCCGATCTTGAGCATGTTCTCGGCGGTCATCAGCACCACCAGCCACGACCAGCGCCATGCCGGCAGGGTCAGGGTCAACAATCGAGAGAGACGCGCCAGCGCCTTCCCGCAAGCCGTCTTGCGGTATTCCTCCGCGACATAGAACACCCCGCCCAAGCTCACGTGATTGTCGCGTATGTGCTTACCGACGCGACCAATGGGCAGACAGTGCTCGCCCTCCGGAATGCGTGATCGGTCCTGGTAGAAAAAGCTCAGATCCCAAAGGTCAGCGTTGAGGTCCCATGTATGTCGGAGCCGCGATCCGATCATCCCCACCGGAACACCATCGATCTTGCGCACGAGCTGCAGGACGAGGGTGTTGCCTTCCCCTGCTCCCGGTTGCGCGAGGGGATCGAAGGGCGGGAACAGCGGCATCTTGGGATAGCGATGATGGAACTCGGCGCAGGCATCGAGATTGGTCCCGACCATGACATCCAAGCCGCGCTCGTCCAGATAGTTGATCAGCGAGGGTGTGATGATCATCTCGATTAGATCGCGGCGGTAGGGATCGAGCGGGGACAGGTCGATGACGTCGAGGAAGAGCCTCATGCCGCCTCCGCCGCCATAATGGCGCGACCAATCAACTCTGGGATTTGGTAGAGAATGGAATTTCCAATGGCGTGATTTCGGTCCATCCCAAAGGCAACCCCATTAGCGTCTCGGTAAAGCTCGGATGGATTCGCCAGCCGTGTTCTCCAACCAACTCTTGCACTCTCAAGACGGTCGATCGCTTGTATCGGCCCGTCTTGTCGTGCAAGGGAATCCCGAATCCGCGGCCATCCATTGAGGCCGTGGGCGTAGGCCACAATGAACACTCGCTGTCGCATGTGTGGGGCACCCATTGAGCAGCCCGATACGACAGACCATTCCGCATCGAACCCGCTTTCGGCCAAGTCTCCGAGTACGACCCCCATACCTCGATCAAGCAACGCTGCGACGTTCTCCACGAGCACGTAGTTCGGTCGAATCTCGCGAATGAGCCGGAGGTATTCTCGCCAGAGACCAGAGCGCTCGCCGGCGAGACCTTCTCCGCTTCCAGCTCTGCTGAGGTCTTGGCATGGAAAGCCGCCGCAGATGACATTGATTGCTCCAATGTCGGCGAGGTGTTCGCGGCCCAGATCTCGAATGTCTTCAAAGCATGGCACCTTAGGCCAGTGTTTCGCCAGAACTTGGCGGCAAAACGGATCGATTTCGCAAAATGCAACCGTCTCGAATGCTCCCGTCTTTTCTAGGCCGAGAGAGAACGCTCCAATGCCGCTGAAAAGATCAAGCACGCGATAGATCATGCCGCCACCAACTCGACGACGCCAACCAACTGACCGTTACCCGCGGGCACGAACAGCCTGCGATAGTTCATCCGCATCTCGTAGGCCGATGCCTCGATCTCGTGCAATGTCGGCCCCTCCAATGCATCCGTTGCTTGCTTGAATATCATTGCGTCGTAATCAGGAAAGTCCCTGCCCAATAGCGGTTTCCCGATAATCTTGTTTCGCGGTAGTCTGGATGCGCTGCCGAGATACTCGCTCGTCACCGAATTACCCCGGACGGAGAGGATCGATCCCCGCTCCATTGCTCCGCTGCCAAAGGCGACGTGGATTACGTTGTCGGGTGTCGCGTGCCAGGCCGATAGAACCTCCGCCATCTTCGGAGAGACGTGATCGAGCGACAGCCGCAGGGCCTTCCACGGCTTGGCGCGCAACGGCGGTTGTGTCAGGCGGTCCAGCGCAAGCGCGGCATCGGTTGCGGATTCGTGGACGACCTCGCCGAAGGTTCCATCAATCTCGACCACCCGGCGAACGCTCGAAACCTTGTCGGCATTCAGGATGAGCCAATCCCGGCACGACTTGGCCGAGCTGATATCGACCTTGGCGTAGTGCCAGCACGTCACCGTGCCATACGTCGATTGCTCGAGCGCCACCCATCCCCGATTCCGACAGGACATCGCGCGGAGATCGCCCGAGACATGCGGGGAGAGACCCATGCGCCTGCGGACGAACTCGGCATGGCCTTGGGGTGCGGGATGGGATTGGCCGTCGAAAAACCAGAGAGATGCTGATGCGGGAGCCGACACTGCGATTGGAAGCGCAAAGCAATCTGATAGAAACCCCGTGTCACCATGCGAGCGGAAGAACATCGCCAGGGCGCCGACATCCTCCGCAGACGCCTTGCGCTCGCCCCTGATCCAGCGGTCGATAGTGTATTTCGCGCAACCAATCGCATGGGCAACCTGTTCCGGCCGCACGGGCGTATGCGGGGCGCAGCGTTTGCGCAGAGCGTCACCGATGGGATTATCGCGCATCCGATTTCACCAACTGGTGAGACTTCGTATGCGCATTATTTGGCGAATGAGCAGGACAATAGGCGCGACCATCAACGATATGAATTTGGCGGCCCCGGAAGGTGCATGGGCGACCATCTTTACGTCTTGCGACACAGCGCAAATGCGACCGCCACGATCTCACCTCGGGAGCCTCGAGATTGTCGAAAGTGAAATCGTCGTCCATCACACTTCCCTTGCGATAGCGGGCGTAACCGAATGGCGGAGACCGAAGGGCTCCGGGAGCGAAGCGACTAGCACGCGGGCCCGAAGGGCATCGCTATGACGTGGTCGCAGATCGGAAGCGTGGTTGCCCGAGTACTCCATCGATTATCCGAACAGGTAGAGGGCCAGCATTGTCAGCGGCCCCCAGAATGCTGCGACGAATGCAATCAGGACGACCACCAAGCGGCCAGGGTGACGTGTCTCGATACCGGGGCGCATCTAGAAGTGCCTCACAAGCAAGCCAGCCGCGCATCCAAGAATCAGGCTCAGCAGAATTCCGAACTTTCCAGTATCCATCACGGCATTGACGCCGAGAGCCACGCCAACAAGACAAAGCGCCAGAGCATCGAGCATCGGTCAGCTCCTCGTGACGAGGGCTACGCCAATGACAGCGAACGCGGCCGCTACGGCACACCATGCCCAAAGGTGAAGATCCTCCCAGCACAGAGGGCGGCAGATGGGGGATGACTTGGGACGGGGGAGACGATCAAACACAGGTGTTCCCCCCTGTCGTGTTGAGCGGCTGACGCGGGCAGAGCGGCGCGCGGCATGTCTGCTCGGAGGTTGGTGGGCAGATGCAACCCGACGTCGGCTTCGCCAGATTGAAGAAGCGCTCGAATTGGCACATGTAGCAAACCGAGGCTTGTGCGCCGTGAACGCATTTGACGGAGGCGTCCGTGGTCATGCCGCCCTCCTACTGGCCCGGCCAGGTCAGAGCATCAGCGCGCCCAGTGAAGACGAGCCATGTGGCGCGAAGGCGACCCCAATCTCCATAGAACGGCAAGCTCCGTGCTGGCACCCAACGCCCGTCCGGCAGTCCGCACGAAACCGATTTCGCGTCTTCGACCACTCGGCACACGTCAATGATGTTCGGGTATTTCCTCATGCCGCCCTCCGACGAGACTTACCCGCTGGCTTCTTCATGAGACACACGACAAAAGACCCGGCTCATAGCCGGCGCGGTTTTCCAGATCCATCGTCAGCATCTCAGGTGTGAAGTGAAACCATTCATGACGCACCCTGAGATGCTTGAAGTGCTGATGCAGGCGTCGCTCAAGAAGATGGTCGCCAAGCTGGAATGTCCGGATGACTTTCAGATCGTAGGGACTGGCAGCCCGCAGCGATTCCAGCCGAATGCAGAGATTATTCGCGTACCCGATCTTCACGGGGCCATCATCGCCAGCGCGGATGAAATAGACGGCCATCAGGCGGCCCTCTTCTTTCGCTTCGTGAGTGACGCCCGATACGCCGCGACCGCCTCATCGAAATCGACCGGAAGCACGAGCCCGCCGGTTTCGATAGCTGTCCGCTCCTTCACTTCGCGAGGCGCCTGGGTAATGCCGGCGACGTACTTGCGCATGGTCTCGCGACATTCGACGCCGACCCGCTTACCCAAACGGCTAATGGAGATACCGGTCTTTTCGATATATGCTCGGAGCAACATAGGACGAGGCGTATCAGTTTCCGTGACACCCGTCAATAGGTAATTGATTGGCGATCTTACCTATCCATGCTGACTTCGTTCCCATGCGGAACCGAATCAGGGAGTTGCGGACGGCCAAGCGGCTTAGTTTGCAGCAGCTCGCCGAGTTGGTGGGCACGTCACGACAGCAGATACATCGCCTCGAAACGGGCGTAACCCGCGTGACCATCGACTGGCTGGGACGGATCGCGCCCCACCTCGGAGTCGACCCCAAAGATTTGATGGCCGAAATCGCAAGTGTTAATAGAAAGTTACCGGATGATGAACCGGACAAGAAAGATTTTGGTATTTTTCGTACCAATCCTGTGCCTCAAATAGAGCGCACGCTGCCTGTCCTCGGACGAGCAAGAGGCGGTGCGGAAGGGGCATTCCATATGCCAAATGAACAACTTCCCGTAGATTGGACATTCCGGCCCCCTCAACTAGAAGGCGTAACTGACGCCTACGGTGTTTTTGTTTTCAGCGACAGTATGTATCCCAAATATTGTGAAGGTCAGACGCTCTGGGTACATCCAGGAATGCCTTGCAAGCCCGGTGACGGGGTGGTGATCATCAAGCGCAATGATGCCGCCCTAATCAAAATCCTCGTCCGCCGCACACAGCATGTGATCCGCGTTCTCCAGATCCACCCGGAAGAAGAATTCGAGATCGAGCAGAGCGACATCCGGTCGATCCACCGAATCCTAGGCGCCATCGATCCAACCTGATTTTCCCCTCTTCGGCCCGCCGGTTATGACATCCCGGCGGGCCTTTTTTTGTTTTCTCTGTCACAGTGACAAACAAACCTGTTGACACTTGTCACGTTATCTGTGACAGTCTCTCCCATCAGCTACGGGAGATCGACACATGACGTCCATCAAAATCGACAAGCACATCCCCGCTCCGGAAGTTCACGGCAATACCCTGTATCCGTGGAATGAGATGGAAGTCGGGGACAGCTTCTTTGCGCCAGGCAAAAGCCGCCGCACGTTTAACGGCGCGATGCGTCGCAGGATGCAGCACGGAACGGCGAAGTTCATCGTCCGAGAAATAGACGGCGGAGCGCGTGTTTGGCGCGTGGCCTAACCCCACCCCATCAGCACGGGAGACGGACATGGCACGGCTTACGGCATCAAAGCTCGAAACGCTCAAGAGCACGACGGCGCATTGCTCCGCGTCTGAGGGCTTCCCGGCGGACTATTTAGAGACATTTGCCGAGCCGCTGCCGAATGGGGAATGCCTCTGTTGTGGTGAGGCCGCAACGTTCACCTGGGGTATGACCCACGGCGAGGGGTTTTGCGTCAAATGCGGTTGGCCTGCTCGGCTCTATCACTTCATCAAAACCGATGGCATCGAAACGCGCATCGTCCGTCTTCTTCAATACCACCCTGACGGAATCTCTCTGAACAAGAAGTCCGCCTAACCACCCCGCTTCGTGAGGGAGACGATCATGACCGCAGCTAAATCGAAACCCCGAAGGCGCTTAACCGCTGCCGAATGGGATGTCCTCTTGGATGCGGCTAATGCCTACGAAGCCGAGCCCGCAAACTTCGAAAACGATCCTGATGACAAGCGGCTCGATGCGCTCCACAGCGCCATCGAAAAGCTCCAACAGGCTTCGTGAGGGAGACGACCACAATGTTCCCACGAGTTGAATACGAGATGTCCCAGGCCGACCTTGATGAAATCCTCAAGGCTTGCCGCTCGGTCCCCGTCATGATGGTCGGCGGATACGCACCGTCATCTCTTCAGGAAAATGCCAATCGCGCATGGGCGCGTCTCGGCGAGAAGATGGGATTCGACAGCGAGACGGTTCGTCCCATCGACGGCAAGGGGAATCGGTTCTTTACCGCCGTTCCGAGCGAAACCGAAGCGGCCCGTCAAGAGCGACTGACTCGCGAGTCCGAAGAGAAGCGCCAGCAGGAAATCGCTCGTCTTACTGATGAGATCGCTGAGCGGCAGCGGCAACTTGGTGCACTCAAAGCCGCTCGCGTGTCTCGTGAGGGAGACGAGTGATGACCAATACTGATGACGGGCGCGCGGATGTCGCTGACGTTGGATTGCTCGGACGCGGGATCGTGTTCACGCAATATCTGATGCCTGATGGTCGCAAGCAGCGTACCGAGATTGACCGCCCTGCAGAAATCGAAGCGCTCGCACAGCAGTTCATCGACGCTGGTGGTTGGTACGAATCCGAGATGCTGTCGGATTTCACCACCATCAGCTTGACGGCCTGCTTCAAGGTCGACGGACAGCCGGACGATATCGAGATCGTACTGTGTCGCAACGGACCAGAAGTTCTGGATGCTGTCGATAATCTCGTGCGCAAGTCGATCGAATGGCTCGCCAAGGCCACCAGAGACGCGTCATGACCGATGGTGCCCAAGCATATTACGCCGCGATCGATGCTCTCCGTGCCGGAGGACGGTTTCCCGAGGCCCTTGAGGCCGCACGCTGTGCCATGCGTCCCGGAGGGGTGTGTGATTGGCTTGAGGCCCCCATCGCCCGATACGAGGCAACAGAAGCCTTTATCAACCATACAAGAGAGACCGCCTTCAACATGAGGAGTGCCGCAGAATGACCGCCGCTCCCCGCATCGACTACTTCGCCCTCGGCACGGCACTCACTCGCAAGAGCATAGAGGAATGCCATGCAGCTCGTAGGGAGATCGAATACCTCGTTGCCATGCATGGACCTGTGGATGTCCTGAGAGCGGCGAGGAAGGGATTGGAGACTCACGCGAAGGAGAATGGCAATGGGTGATCCCTGCATCACGGCAATTGCTTGGGCTCTGTTGTTGTGCGGCGGCGCCGGGTTTCTCGTCGGATTTGTGTGGGGATGGATACAGGCGCTCAATTTTCATGCCGGCCTATCATCTCGCAGGAGGAAATCATGAACACACAACAGACCGTCCGCAAGCCGCGCATCTCAGGAGAGGTGACGCCGGAAAGGTTTGCCAAGTCTGGCGTGGTGCTTCGTCGCGTTGGGCGAGACTGTCTGGAATGTGGCTCCATCTTCGTGCGGCCTAAACAAGCCTCGGGTGGAAAATATTGCTCAATCCCCTGCGCAGTGAAGGCCCGTGTCAGACAGAGTGCGCGGCCTATCATGGAGCGGTTTGAGGCCAATGTTTTCCCCGAGCCTAACTCGGGATGTCACCCATGGATGGGGTTCGTAAGGCCCAACGGCTACGGCACCATTCATCTCGACAGAAAGAGGGAATACGCGCACCGCGTTTCGTGGCGGATACACCGAGGCGAAATTCCTCATGGCCTATTTGTGCTGCACAAATGCGATGTCCGGTGCTGCGTCAATCCTGATCATCTGTTTCTCGGTACTGCCGCTGACAATGCCGCGGACATGGTCGCGAAAGGGCGAGACCGGCGGCCGCTCCCAAAATTAACGGCGTCGCAGGTCGGGGAAATCCGAGCTCGCGTTGCCGGTGGAGTAGTCCAGGCATCATTGGCGAGAGAGTACGGTGTCTCCAAGGCCACAGTTTGTTTGATCGTTTCCCGGCAAAAATGGAGTCAAGCATGACCGACAACAAGACTGCCTCACGCCGAATAACGGGAGATATTACGCCCGAGCGCTTCATGCGTCTGACGCAGCATTTACGGATCAACGGCAAACCCGTCGAGAACGTCCTCGAAATGCTGCAGTCGGAGAAACGCTCCGAGCGGTTCCGGGAGATGATCAAGACGGGCGCAGAGAGTACGCCGTGATCACTGCACTGGAAATCTTTGCCGGCCTTGTACTGCTGGCCGCTATCTGGGGAGCGATGACATGAGACCGTATCGCCTTGAGGGACAGTGCCTCACTGCCATGGCTGCCGCCGCGACCGCTCGCGTTATCGCAGACAACACCCCTGACGGATCTATCCTGTCATACGCCGCGACCAAGGATCTGCTGTTCGCCATCGCCGATCTGGAACGCATCGTTAAACGATTCTCCGAGATCGAGCATATCCGCGAGCTGCGCGGGGCAATCGAACGGGCGGCCAATCCGGTCCAGGCAGCCGCAGAATGACAAACCTCGATGCCGCCGCTCGCAACAACGCCATTCTACGCGAGGAATTGCTACGCGCCTATCCCGGACTGATCGAAGACGACCAGGCATTGAGCGATACGCTCGAAGGCATCTCGGATTTCTCCGATGCCGTTGCCGCTGTCGTGCGGTCGATGGACGACGATGAAATGATGATCGTTGGCATCAAGGATCGCCAATCCGATCTGACGGCCCGTCAGCAACGCCACGAGGCCCGCATCGCATCCAAGCGCGCTGCCCTGACGCTGGCGATGGAGCGTGCCGGCGAGAAGAAGATCACGGCCCCGGACTTCACCTTGTCCCTAACTGCAGTCGCGCCAAAGGTGATCGTCACTGACGAGGGCGCGCTGCCTAAGGATTATCTCGTCCAGCCAGAACCGCCGCCGCCACGGCCAGACAAGAAGCTGATAAAGCAAGCGCTCGCCGATGGTTTCGAGGTGCCTGGCGCAACGCTTTCCAATGGGTCAACGACAATCACCATTCGCAAGAAGTAGGAGCGACCATGTACCTCCCGAAGCCCAACGAGACTGATTTCACGCCCCCGCCCGCTGGCACGCATCTGGCGACGTGCTATCGCGTGATTGATCTCGGAACGCAACTGACCGAGTTCCAGGGACAACAGAAAAAGCAGCACAAGATCATGATCTCGTGGGAACTGCCCAACGAGCCGATGGAGGATGGAACGCCCTTCTCTGTCCATCAGCGCTACACGTTCTCCATGTCGGAGAAAGCCAATCTTCGTCATCACCTGGAAGCATGGCGCGGCAAGCCTTTCGTGGACTCTGATTTCGGCCAGGGCGGCTTTCAAATCGAGAAGATCATCGGCGCCGGGTGCATGCTGAATGTCCTGCACGCGACGAAGAACGGCAAGACCTACGCCAACATCACGGCGGTCATGTCGCTACCGAAGGGCACCAAGGCCGCTCCGCTCATCAACAAGCCGGCGTTCCTGTCGCTCGACGAGTTCGATCAATCGGCCTTCGATGGCCTCTCGCAGGGCTTGCGTGACGTGATCACGAAGTCCCCCGAGTACCAGACCATACTCGCCAAGCGCAACGGCACTTACAATGGAGCGGATACGCCGAGCGAGGACGATTACGGTCACAACCCACCCGGTCCCGATCTCGACGATGAGATTCCGTTTTAGGTCATGCTCCCACGCAAGAGAGAGCCTGTGAGATCGGGCATCGCCAGAGCGCCACGGCGAGAGTGGCCACGGCATCGTGCTTGGGTGCGTCGGCACGGTTGCTGCGTATGCGGGATCTTCCCATCTGGTTTTCCCATCGAGTTCGCGCACGTTCGCACGGGCACGGATGGCGGCACGGGAATCAAGCCGTCCGATTGGTGGGGAATTTCGCTGTGCTCGCATCATCACCGCGATCAGCACCTTATCGGCGAGCCGGCGTTCGAGGCCACTTATTGCATCGACATGAAAAAGCTGGCGATGGAGTTCGCGAAAACGTCGGTTGATTCAGCAATGCGCGCAGCCATGAAGGAGGCAGGACTATGACCGACATCGCTACCCAAGCACGCTCAGTCGCCTCCCACATGGAGGTGAAGAAGATCGCGTATCGGCAGACCAAGGACGGTGTCGTGATATCGTTCCTGGTCCATCCAAACGAGGTTGTCGATACTGTCGCCGTCGCCCCGCTTGGCACGCGCTACGTGGCCGCCCTTGTCGAGATCGGAGACAATGAAGAGCCTGTCTCCCACGAAGGTCCCGCCCCCGCCGTCCCCCACGGCCCAAGCACTGCATTGGAACGGACAACCCCAATAGCGGTGCCGGGGCGGGACACAGCGAAGAGCGAGAGGGCGAAGGCGAATTTCCGAGCGCTTCCCGAGATGAAGCAAGATGTCGTGCGGGCGGCAATGCTCATCAAGGACGAGACGTTCCAGGGATGGATTTTGGGCGCGGATTTCGACCGATTGTCTGTCAAATATCGAGAGGTCGAAACTGACAGGGACTTGAAATTTCGTCTCGGTATTACCTCTAAATCCGAGATCGGAGAAAGTCGCGATATCAACGAGCGGTGGCGCAATCTGCACACATCGTATCTCGCAGACACGAACCAGCTTGCCGAGGTGCGCTGAGATGTCGGGAGCGCCAGCGAGCGGATTGACAAAACTAGCGGTGCGCCGCGTTAGACAACATCAAAAGGATCTAGGGTCATGACTCAGGACGAGAGCGCAGAGGTACGCAAGAGGCTGCGCGAGCTGCAGGCGAAAGCTTGGAATGCAGACGCCATTTTCTTCGATAAAGACGGCCGAGAAATTGGGTCTCTGGATTTGACCACGATCCTCGACTCCCTCTCCCTCCAGTCCCCGAGCGACGGAGCGTCGTTCCAAGCGCGCGTGCAGCCGTGGATGATGGCGTGTTTCGGAGCCGAGATCAGCGCCGACAAGCTGGAGCGCAACCACCGTTTCTTCGAGGAGGCGACGGAGACGGTCCAGGCCGCCGGCATGACGCGCAGTGAGGCGCACCAACTCGTGGATTACACTTTTGATCGCCCGATTGGCGAGCTTCGTCAGGAAGCCGGCGGCGCGATGGTCACCCTGGCGGCGCTATGCCTGGCGCACGGGCTCGACATGCACGAGGCCGGAGAGATCGAACTGGCGCGGGTCTGGACGAAGGTCGACGCCATCCGCGCCAAGCAAGCTGCTAAGCCGAAGCACTCGCCGCTGCCTGCGTCCCCGAGCGTACCAGTGGGGGAGGAGGACCGTGCGCGCGCTCTCGATTTCGCTCACCGTTACGGGCAGGCCAACAGCAAAGGTTGGTGCCGTATCCACGAAAACGATCTCATCAACGCGTTCCTCGAATATGGCCTATCCACCCGCACCCAAGCCCTGAGAGAGATGAGGGAACGAGCGGCGAAGGTCGCTGAGGAGAAGGCAGACCACCACGAAGCCGATCGCAACGCCAGCACTCCAGGCGATGCCAGCTACTATTTATGGGCTCGGCAATCTGCGAATCACGTCGCTGTCGCCATCCGCGCCCTCCCCCTAGACGATAAGGGGGAGCGAGCATGATCTATGCGTTCGTAGGGTTGGCATTCACCAGTGGATTGCTCGTCGGCTTTGCGCTTTGGGATGTGATCGATAGAACGAAATGGGCGGCATATCGCGCGGTCTATCGTCACGCCCGCCCCTCGGAGGACATCTGACATGGAAGGAATCATCGCACGGCTTAGGCGCCTTATTTGTCGGCACGATTGGGAGACGCGTTACGGTGATCTCCGCGCTGATCCAGTTTATGGCCTACGAACATATCACGAGGTTTATTGGCGCTGCAGCTCGTGCGGCAAGCTCGCCACGAAGGGGTGCGCTCCCGAATTCATCGCCGCCCTCCGTGCCCGCGCCACCCCTACCACTGGTCCAGAGAGAGGACGGACGTGATGACGAAAGCGCAGAAGACGACGATGCGGTATGCCGGCGTCTTGGGCCTACTTTCCGAGTGCTCGGTCTACGTTCCGGAGGAAATCCGAGAGAGCATCGAACAAGCCTTCGCTGATGCTAGTGAGGATGGGTCTTTCCGTTGGTGTCGCGTTCTTGATCGCGTCGAAATCGAGGTAACCCCATGACCCTCCCGTCCGACCGCGAAGCAGAGCTTGAAGCGGCAATCCGACGCTACGGCCACATGCCGTTCACGGAGAAGACGCCGCACCGCGAATTGGTCAGCGAGGCCAATAAGCTTCACGGCTACCGAGACGCGCTCCTCCGCCTCCTCACCGCCGAGCGCGCCAAGAGCGAGGAGCTGCGGGCGGCGCTCGCAGAGTACGGGTGCCATCGCGCCGGCTGCGGACTTGTCCTGCATCGAAGCGAATGCACATGCGGCTTGCGGTTCACCCTCTCCTCCTCGCCCTCGCCTACCCCCGATGATACGGGCGCACTCTTGCTCGATGCGACCGAGTGGGCATCGTTCGTCGAGTTCATGAAGAACCCGCCGGCACCGACGCCAGCCATGCGTGAGGCCGTGAAGCTCTATCGGGAATGGCAAATCGCGCAACCACCAGCGCCCTCGCCTACCCCACCCCTCAGTGTGGGCGATCCGGCTTCGCCGTCGCGTGATCGTGCTTCGCATGGAGCCGCCGATGGCGTCTCCACCCTTCGGGCTTCTCCCGCTATCGCAGGGCTGGAGCACGTCATCATCAATCTGCATTGGATGGCTCGGCGATATGCCGATGGGCGCCAGACTTACGCGCCCGGCCTGTTCAACGATTGCACCCGCTCGCTCTTGCAAATGGGCATAGAGCTTAAGGGCGGCGCAGACGGCACGATTTGGGCGCGCAATTCTCTCGGGCGGCAATATGACGATCTGACCGATGAAGAAGCCGCGCAAGGGATCGTCACCCAACGGGACGAGACGCGAAGCGGCTCGGTCGAGCGCAGCGAGATAGAGCCCGGTCCGAAGGATGCGCCCAAGGATAGTGGCTCGCCTACCCCACTACAGGAGGCGGTGCGGGACACCGGCATTCAGGCTTTCTATGTTGGTCAGCGCGTGCGCGTCTCGGAACGATCCCAATTTTGGCACGATTGGAAGGATGCCCGGCTAGAGATCGCATCCGTCGAGCGCCGCCGACCGGGCCCGATCCTCTACGGCACTTATGACCTCGACAATCCCAGCGAAGGCATGACGACAGACTGGCGAGAAGATGATCTCTCCCGCCTCTCCCAGTCCGATGCAGAGGGGAAGAGACCGCTTGCGGGATACGGTTACAGTTTCGCACGCGACGAGGATTAGATTGTGTCACTCGTTGCCACTACCACGATCTGCGTCAGGCCGCGCGAGTCCCGCGCGACATCGTGCCCATAAATTGAGAGAAAAACAATGAGCAGACTTGTCGATATTGTGGTCCGAGAAGCTAGCCATCAAGCGACGATGACGTTCGAAGAATTAGTCAAGGGATGCACTCCCGATGAGCGCGAGCAATTGGCGTGGCATCTCGCAATGCTTCGTGCGCGGCGTACATTCGATGCGCTTTCTAAGCCGTGCGCTGACGCGCTCGGCATCCGTCCCTCGGAGGTAGATTCTTAGTTGTCTTCCGCAGAGCACCGCTTTTCTTTTCACGCCGCGTTTCTCGCGGCATCGAGGAGCACCAAAATATGAGCAAGCCGATCCTCTGTCTCGACTTCGACGGCGTAATCCACAGCTATAGCAGCGGGTGGAAAGGTGCCGACGTGATCCCCGATCCGCCTGTTGACGGCGCGCTGCAGTTCATTCGTGAAGCACTGAAGCATTTTCGCGTCGCGATCTTCTCCAGCAGGAGCAATCAGCCGGGCGGCCTGGATGCGATGAAGGACTATATCGCGCTCAACAGCGAGCTCGGATTTAACGATCCCATTGAAGGCCTGGAATGGCCGCTGGAGAAGCCGCCCGCGATGGTCACGATAGATGACCGAGCGCTGACCTTCGATGGCACATGGCCGCGTCTCGACGATCTGCTCAAGTTCCAGCCCTGGAACAAGCGCCCGCTCGGCGCGACAGGGCTTCATCCTGATGGCGTCCTCAATGACCACGACGAGGGCGAGCTGAAATTCGGCATTGCCCGCGACCCGGTCGACGGGCTGGTGCATGTCAACTTCGGAAAGCCGGTCGCGTGGTTCGCGTTTCCGCCGCAGGATGCAATCGGCCTTGCGCGGCTGCTCTTGAAACATGCGGGCGCGAAGAAAGTCGAGATCGAACTCTGACCGCGAGCGAGGTATCGAGGCCGAAGGCCACGGCGTGAAGCCAGCCTATCCACGCGCACGTAAGACACCACCATACCATCCCATGGGTTAGGTAGGGGCACGAGAGAGGACAACGACGATGACGGAATCCAAAACATCGACCTTCACAATTCACCATGATCGATGCAAGCCCGAGACCTGGACGGCGAAGGATGTTCTGGCGCTGGCCGAGTTTGTCAGGACCGGCAACCTCCAGACCGCCGCGCGTCTCTCCAGGCTCGGCGTCCAGCTTGTCCTGTCGGAGCACCACGAGCCGAAGGGCGGCTCGCTGGAGGAAATCGGCTGGGTCGTCAATGCCGATCCATCGCTGATCTATACTGACCTCGGCGAGGCTGTCGAGGCGGATGGCGACGAAGACATTTCGGCACTGTCCCGGGTCTACCGCAGCGCTCCCGAATACGTCGTCAAATATGCTATCGGCGATGGCGACGGCAATGTCGAAGGCCATGAATTCGAGATTATGCGGACCCAAGGCGAAGCGGAAAAGTTCGTTGCCGATATCATGAACAATGCCGTGCCGGCGACCGATGGAGGGGAGCGGTGAGCGACCTGGGAACCGCCGCGCCAATTTTCTGCGCGAAGTGCGGACGCGAAATCGAGCTGCCGGGACAGTTCGTAATCTATGGTCCTGACCGCTTTCATACGGGATGTCACCCTGTCTCCGCGCCCTGGCCTACGCCAACCGCTGCCGAGGCCGAGATCACCCGCCTCCGCTCCCGAGTAGCCGAGCTAGAAGCCGAGCGCAGCAACGCGGCCGACGCGGCGGATGAATTCGAGAAGCGTGTATCCGAGCTGGAGGGGGAGAACGAGCGGCTTGCCGTGCTGGCGAAAACGCACGGCGATAATTGGAATATCGCACTTGAGCAGCGCAACATACAGATCGCCCGCGCCTCTGCCGCCGAGGCCGAGGTCGCCGCCAAGCAAGATTTGCTCGATAGGGCCGACAAAATACAGGCCAGCTTAGCGGCCGAGGTAACGAAGCTGAGAGCCGCCCTCGAGCCCTTGGTCGCGCGAACGTTGGAATACGTCGGCGAGGCCGAAATCAGCGAACAGCTCGAATGCGATGCTGAGATGCGCGCGCTCGCGCTTGCCGGCCGTGCCGCCCTCACAGTCCCCGTCCCCTCGGGGGAGAAGACGACCGCGCCGAAGGAATGAGTATGGCAAAGTACGCTGAAAAGACGCAAGTTTCGTCCATCAAGTCGCGCCAGGAAATTGAGGCGACATTGATGCGCTACGGCGCGACCCGCTTCGCCTACATGACGTCGGAGGACGGCGCACAGATCGGCTTCGTCATAGGCGACCGCAACATCCGGTTTAGGCTGCCGCTGCCGGATCGCCGCGGCAAGGAGTTCACGGAATACAAACGTGGGGCATGGGGGACCATTTATCAGCGCAGCGAAGATCAAGCGGCGGCGCTCTACGAGCAGGCGATCCGCCAGCGGTGGCGCGCGCTCGCCCTCGTCATCAAGGCGAAGCTGGAGGCGGTCAGCGCCGGCATCACGACGGTTGAAGACGAATTTCTGGCGCATACCGTGCTGCCGGGCGGCGAGACGGTCGGCGAGTGGATGAAGCCGCAAATCGCCCTCGCCTATCAGACGGGCGACATGCCGCTGCTGTTGACGCACCAAGGAGGTTAGTCGTGGTCCAGACCTATGGCAGCACACCGGAGGAAGTCCCGTCGAGATGAACACTGAGCGCCGTAATTCGTCCGATCTGTGCGCCGAGTATGGCGTGAGCAGTCGCACGCTACGGCGCTACGTCAAGGCCGCCGGTGTCAAGCCATTGCGCGCCGGCCGGGATCTGCTGTTTGATGCTGCCGATATTCGAGCCTTGGAAGGGTACATGCGATGCCGCTCAGCCTCGTCCCGCCCGGAAAGCGAAAGGGGAACCGATACTACCTCGTCAGGGGAGAGGTCGCCGGACGAAGCATTGAGGTCTCTACAAAGACGACAGACGCAACGGCTGCTCAACGGTTTAAGGCCGCGCTCGAAACCCGGCTCCTCGAAAATCGTGTCCCTGACCCTGGAGAGGTCGTAACCTTCACCCAGGCATCGGCGCTCTACATCGCCTATCGCGATCCGCGCCAAGTCGATATCGGCAGAATCGAGAGACTGAAACGAGTTCTCGGCGAGAAGCCGCTCTCCGGCATCCGGCAGGCAACTCTTATCGATGCGGCGAACCGACTTTACACCGGCCGAGCTCCGGCCACGAAGAACCGTGAGGCGCTACGTCCGGCCGCCGCGATCATGCACTATGCCGCCGAGCAGGAATATTGCGGCTGGCTACGGGTCAGGCTGTTCAAGGAGCCCCGCGCCAAGACCCGTGCGGTGAGTCAGGAGACGGCAAAGGCCATCGTCGGCAATATCCCCGCCCTCCCGACTTACAAGCGTCAGCGCAGCCCCGCATGGCTCGCCAGGGCAGAAGCGCGGCAGAAGAAAAAACGCCTCCTCCTGCTGTGGCTGTTTCGCCAGGCGCCGCGGATTTCCGATGCGCTCAAGATCCAAGGCCGCGATATCGACCTGAAAGCCCGCACCGTTCGCCGGCACATCGGCAAGACGGACGAGGAAATCACCGAAGCCCTGCACGATGAGGTCTGGGAAGCGCTGGCGAACGACCCGCCGGGACCGGGTCCGCTCTTTCCGTGGCGCGTGCGATCGTCGGTCTATAACTGGCTCCGCCCCTACTGTCGAGCGCTCGGCATTGCGTTCACGCCACACATGGCCCGGCACAGCGTCGGGAAGTGGCTCAACGAGGACGGCGCCAGCCTCCGCCTCATCATGGACGCGCTGCACCATGCCGACCCGAAATCGTCGATCCGCTACCAGAGCACCGATATCGAGGTCATCCGCGCCGCCGGCCGCAAGCTCGGGAAGATCACATGACGGAACGGGCGGCGAACATTTCCCCCATGAGAATCCCCCGGCGGGCTGTCCATTTCATGTTCTGTTCGTCCACGGCTGTCCGCTATCGGCGGGACGGAGATGCGGAAAACCCCGCAGAAAGGCTGGAAATGCTGGTGCTGCCGCTGAGGATTGAACTCAGGACCTCTCCCTTACCAAGGGAGTGGATTAGCGAGCGTTTCAGCCCTATGCAAGCATTTTCCCCTGGAGCTTCCCCATGAAGCCGGTGGATAAGCTCGCTTGGTTCGCTGTAATCCTCGCCTTCGCGCTGGGCCTCGCCATGATCTTCTGGAATGATCTGATGGGACGACAGCCGGCCGAGCCGTTGGATTTCTATCTGCAATATCCGAAACAGTGATGGGGAGTGTTCCCCTATGGAAGGAGGATGAGGGATGACGGAGCGAAAATATTCCGTATCCGAGATTGATAAAATGCGCACGGCCCTGCATCAACGCGAATGGTTAGGGTCTATGGGCATGTGGACTCTTGACGAATTACATGGCAGAATCGAGGAAATGCTTCGCACTTATCTGGTCGCGGGGACAGACCCGAGCGAACTAGAGGAGAGCGCCATTGAAGCAATTCGAGCTTATCGTGAGCGCAATCCGCAGTCTTAGCCTCACGCCGCGCTTCCCGCGACACCGAGAAGGTGATAGGATGAAAGGGCTGCGGCGGCGTGGAAGGACACGCTCTGATGTTGAAGCCAGGGGTTGGCGGCAAGCCGCGAAAAGCGGGCCGACTTCGCTCTTAAGATTCCCCAGGGACGGTGCGCCGGGCGCTTGGGATAGCAGGGTGATCGGACCGCGCATGGCGAGATCGCTCACTGAGCATAAATTGCCAGCCCTAGTCGGTATCAAGCCCGGCCCGCAGCTACCTCACCCTCTCAGCCGATAATGCGGCAGACCCATGGACAATTTCTCGATAGGCACTCTTCGCCGCGCGCTCGTCCTTCTCACGAAGATTCGCGATGAGTGCAATACAATCTACCCGCGAAACGCCAAGACTGAGCCAGGATTGTTGAAGATCGAGCAGGCATGCGAGCGCCTCCGAAAGGCAACGACATGAGCCGCGAACGCGTCATCACCGATCCAATCGAGAAGATCATAGCCGATGCTCTCGACGAGGCAGGCATTCCTTACATCTGCGGCGGCGATCCCGGTAACGAGGCGGGCCTGGACTTCTTTTTGCCGATTGCGCGGATCTACATCGAGTGCAAAGCCTATGACACGCCGAGGACGGCTGGACAAATGGCACGGGCGCAGAACGTGATCGTTGTTCAAGGACGGGGCGCTGCCGACCTCTTTGCTTCAATGCTCGTGGCCGTCACCGATGAAGCGGGAAATGCAGATACCCTCCCCCGCCCAAAAACATTGAGATCAGGATGAGGAGCAGAATCAGGAGGACGCAGATCACGGCGATATTCTTGAACGGCTCCGGCAGTGGGAGCAAAGTCACGATATAGTAGGCTACCCCGCCGATGATGCAAAAGAAGAACAAGTAAACGAGCAGAGTGATGAGGTCCATAGCATATATCCTTTAATGGGTTAACGCCAGCGTTCGGCGAATGTTCTACGGCCCCGCCACAACCGAGACAGGAATTGTGACCTTGCAATGCTTACCCCCCTGATTCCAGATATCCACCGACACCTTTGCGCTGCCCCGCTTAGAGCTGAAAAGGATCAGCGTGCCGAGGATGATGTTCAGCTCGGCCAGCTTGCCCTTGACCTGCATCGCGGGAGCGCTTGAGCCTCCGACCAGCCGCCCGGCCACTGTCCTTGCCGAGAGGGTGCCGAAGGTGGTTTCGAGGTTGAGGGTCATCGTCCCGGCGTGATTGGCTGCCCAAGGGTCTACAATAACGATACCTGCCAGGAGGCAGTCTTGACCTGCTGTGCCAGAGAACGAGACCGGATGGGTCAGCGAGGGCGTCTGTGCGGCGATGGGCGGGACGACGGGAGGCACCACGACAGGCGGGATGACCACGGGCGGGATAACGACGGGCGGTGGCGCCACAACTGCCGCGGTAGCGATTTCCAGCAAGACCGGATGATCCGGCACCGTGACGGTGTAGGTCTGGAGATTGCTCGACGGGATGTGATTCCCCCCCATCGGGTCCACCAGGGCCAGCCCCTTTGCCGCCGATGCGAGGGAGAGCGTCACCGAATGCGGCGGATCGGTCTCGTTCCACACCGCGAGCAAAAACGTGCCGTCCGATTTCTGCATCAAGAGCGTCTTGTCGTTCGCCGATGAGGTCTGCAGGGTGAAATCCAGGGCGCCCGGCGTGACGGTGCCACTATCGGCCAGGAGGGCCATCAGGTTGCGGATCGCCGTGCCCTGGGGCTTGGGCGAGCCGTCTTGGTTCATCAGGCCGAAATTGCCCGAGATGTCGTTGAACAGCGCGTAGAAGTAGAGCCGGGGATTGCCGGCCTTGACAGCGTCGAGAATGCAGAACAGGACGAACCGCGCGACATCGGCGTCGCTCTTGAACTGGCTCCCGTTGAAGCCGATCTCCGTCACCATCACAGGACGGGAGGCCGCGGCCATCTTCGCCAAGCCATTAAGGCGCGAGATCGAGGCGACACAGGACTGGCCGACATTGGGGTAGGTGTGCGCGTTGCCGAAGTCGCACCACTGCGACAGATCGCCTTGACTCGGATAGTGCCCCTCATAGAGCGGCGGCACCCAACCCGCGCCAAAGCTGATATTGGTCACGGGGAGATTGAGGGTCTTGCCGACCGCCTGCACCTTCTGCAGGAAGGCGGCCGCCAAGGAGAGGGTTGCGCCCTGGCTGACCGAGTATGCCACGTCCCACTCGTTCGGCCCCTCTACGCCCTCCAGGATGCCTTGGGCGGCCAAGGGAGCGAAGTGGTCGAGCTGGCCCTGTGCCGAGCCGGGAGAGGTCTCACCGATGAAGGCGAGGAACTTGGCCCCCGTCCCGTCCGCCACGGTCTTCCACGAGCGCGGCCCGGTCAGGTTTGACGCGGCGTTCGGACAATCGCGAAGGTGCTTGATGCCCAGATAATTGATCGCGGCGATTGTCTTGCCGAGATCCTGATAGCCCCAATTGTTGAAGTCAATATGCGTGTTGAGGCCGACCGAATCGAAGACAGAGGCGGCGCTGATCGCGGGAATGACGGGCATGAAAATCTCCTGAGTGAGGGCTGGAAATGTTCATGACTGGAATTCCTGCGAAGGTTCGGGTAGGAGGGGCCGCCCCGCGATGGAGCGGCCCCTTGAGGCTAGGCAGCGCCGGACTGCTCAGCACCCGAGGAATGCACGTTTGGCCTGGGCGGCATCGAGGCGCGAAGCGGCGGACAGATCGATTCCGTCGTCTTGCCGCTCGAATTTTCGATGAAGGCCCGCTCGTACCAGAAGTCTACGCAGGGAACCACCGCATTGGAGGGGTCGCCCACATAGAAACACGAGTCATCGGCAGCGTCCTTTTGGTGCGCCGTGACCTGCATGGCGCACGTGGAATAGTGGTAGATGGTGAAGCTGTCCGCCGATACGATGCGAGTCCGATCGTCCATGTAGAGCTTTAGAGTAAACATTCGTCTTCTCCTGCTTCTGTTGCCGGGCAAGCGGCCGGCGCGCATCGGCTCTCGCCGAATCTCGTCTCACCATCCGAGCCATCGCAGGCCCGCACAGCCCCCGACCCCGACCGCGATATTGAGCATCCAGGCCGGGATCACATGGTTGTGCCAGAGATACCAGGGCTTCCCGCCGATCATTGCCCGGCCACCCAGGTTCGTAGCTCGGCAAAGCGCGCGCGCCACGCGGCGCCCCATCCAGCGAGACCAAGGGTCACGGCGTCGATCTCATCACGGCTTTGTGGGGGCTGGCCTGGCACCGCTGGCGCTGGGATGTCCTCCAGCAATCCCGCCGGGGGAAGGATCTTGATGGTTCGCGTCTGGATCAGCGGAGGCGGTGCCGGCGAGGATACTCCGCACGCCGTCGAGCACAGCAATATCGCGAGCATCGGCAACGCGGCAGGCGCTCTTGGGAACCGGAACATACTTCACCTTCTCTTTCCATTCGGTGACTGTCTTGACGATGCGTTGCTGCTGTTTCGCATCCGCGATCAATGCAGCTTCCGATGCGGCTTTGGCTTGCTCTAGTTCGGCGAGCGCCTTCACGTCATTGTCGTGCACGGCGGTCAGTTCGTTGTTGGTGGCCTGTAGTGTGGCAGCCTTCACAAGCGCTTCATCGCGATCCGATCGCAGGGACATGACGTAGATGCCGAGGCCGATCACGGCGGCGGCGGCGAGCGCCAATCCAGCCAGTTTGAGATAACTCACTCCGAACATCAGGGCTTGGTTCCTTCCGGGAGAGGCGGTTGCGGCGCAGTCCCGCCCGTCGCCATGTCGCGAAGCTTCTTCCCCCCACCGATACCGCCGAGAACCGCCGTCGCGCCGCCGCCGAAGGTGAAGGGGGCGAACTCACGCTTGTTGATGATCACGTCCCACAGCTCGGCGGCACAGAGCGTGACCCCGATCATGAAGCCGACAAAGGCGATGCTGTCGGCAGTGCGATCGTCCGAGCTGAACATCCGGCCGAAGAAGGATTTGGGGACAAACGGTTCCATCACGCGACTTCTGGCCATGCGCCGCGCAACAGCATCTCGGCATTGCGCTCTTCGCGCTCCGGCGCCTGTGACCGCGCGACCGTGCTGTCGAGCAGAGCATCGCTTGCCGATAGCCAGTCTCCCGTGCGGATTGCCGACAGCATGTTCTTGAACTTCGCCAGCCCCGCCCCGCCCATCTGGTAGGCCATGTCGACGAGAACCGCTTGCCGGACGATATCGAGCTTCGACCAGCAATCCGGGCCGAGATCGAGACACGCCCGCCGCATGGCGAGGGCGATCCTGTCTGCCTTCGCCGCGTCGATCTGCGCATCCGTCCAGACGAGGCCGGGAACGATGTCGGGGCCTGTACAGCCTACGCCGATGGTTGGTGTGCCCTCGCAATGATCGCCGGCCTTCAAGATGCGGTCTGGATGGGCATCGTCATAGCAGGCGTAACGTCGCCCCTCGTTGTATTCAATGAGCTTGTCGATACTGCTGAGAATGGTCATTATTTCACCGGGGCAAGAGGGAGGACGGGCGCCACCGGAGCAACCGGGGCGACGATGGCGACAGGAGCCACGGCGGCGTTGTGACCCGTGAAGAGCGAGGCGCCAGCAATGATCACTGCTATGACGCTGATCCCGAGCACGACCAATTGGCTCTGTCCGGTCCGAGCGGAATTCGCATCGCGCAGCTTCTCAATGTCTTGATAGATTTTCGTGAGATCGTCGCGTTTCACCGCGTCTTTCTGGGCCAACTCAATGCGCTGGATATCCGCCCGCAAGCTGTTGATGACGGATTGCGGCGCGTAGGTCTGACCAAGCTCACGAAAGGTCCGGCCCCATTCGTTGCTGATCTCCTGATTGTGCTTGAGGACGCCATCGGCGCGCAGCATCGCGTCCTTGCTGAATTCCTGGGCCTGCTTGACTTGGCCCTTGAACCCATCGACATCCGATTTCACGGTGTCTATCAGTGTCTTGACGTGCTCCAGCAATGGGACGGATTCGGTCATCTGTGCGCTTTCAATTCGGGATTGTGACTTCGCTGCGCCGCCCAAGCGATTGCTCGACGCGGTCCATCGACCTCGCAATGGCGCTGATCTTCTCTTCGATGACATAGAGCCGGCGGTCGGTGGATTTGTTCTCCGCGACGAACTGCTCCACCGCTGAAAGGCGGCTGGCAAAGCTCGATGCGTACCAGATCCCGATTCCAGCGTGCGCCATCAAAGCCCCGATGAGCACGATGGGAACGCGCCTGTCCAAGTGCCAACTCTCGCGCGGCTCGCTCATACTTCCGGCTCGCGAACGAGGCACATAACGCCATAGGCTTTGCGCCAGCAGGCAACCAGGGCGCCGACCTTGTTGACCGTGCGGTCGAGAATCCTGCTACGAGGGACCGCAACCCAGGCATTTGGCGCATCGACACCGTAGGTCCTGTCATCGACATAGATTTCATAATCGTCGCCGATGATGCGATATTGCGGCTTGCGGCAATCTGACATGGAGCAACAGCCGACCCCGCTGCCTGGCTGCTTCAATCCCTGATACCACTCCGCAGTTTCGGGATCGACCGGACCAACCGGCGGATCGGCGAAGGCCGGAAACGCCACCGCGAGGCTGAGAAGCAGCACCGCCGGTATGAGCTTGCTCACATGACATGCACCGAAAAACCTTGTTAACCTGCCCTTGCCTGCGGGCAAGGCGGGATGGTGAACGCGCGTAACCATTGCAGAGTGACTCCTCTGTAGTTGACGGGTGTCTCACCACCCGTTGACCCCGCCGAAACGGGCTCGCTCACACGATGATCAAGCAGTTATTGTGCTATACGAAGAAGCTCAACAAAGCGGGTGCCAGAATGCTGTCGATCGCCAACTACGATGCCGCCGAAGCCGCCGCCATTGTTCTGGCATCCTATCCGGCCATCCGCGCATTCCGGCCGGTCGCATTCTCACAGGTAAATTTCCCGACCCGCGTGCGCGAAGAGCAGGAACTGATCCGCTACGCCGATGTTATGCACGAATTGGCGGATCGCGATCTCTGGTATCGCCGGACACCGTATTCGGCCATCGAGAGAACCTTGATGATGGGGGTTTCCAATGACATCGAGGCGCTGACGATCAGGCAATTCGGCACCGCCATTCGTCCTTTCATGTGTCTCTTTCCACCCATTCCCCTCTTGCGCGCGATCAACGCCCTTGCCGGCGACCAGCGACCGTCCGTTCTCGAGATCGGCCCCGGCTCCGGGACGCTGGGCGCCTACCTGATCAAATCGGGTTTCCCCTATTGGGCTACCGACAATACGCAAGCTCTCTATCTCTGGCAGAATCGCCTTTTCGGTCATCTTGCGGGCGACGCGTTCGCTGATCTCGTCACCGACCCCGTCCCGTCAAAAACCACGCTTATTCCCTGGTGGCGCTTTGCCGAGATGTTCCGCGGTCCTCCGGCAATGGACATCATCGTTTGCGATGCCGCCCTCGGCGAAATGGACACCTTCGCGGTTCACTACATCGCGAGGATCGCCGCCGAGATGCTGAAGGGATCGAAAATAGGAGCGATTTTGTTCTCCAACATCGGCGAGCCCAGGATCAGCACGCCGTTTTATATTCAGCAGCTATTCTTCAAATTCGGCTTCTCCGAGCAGAGGATCGGATCGATTACAGCCTTCTCGTTGAAGCAACTCCCGCCGATCGAGATGGTTCCGATTGACGGAGAGACGTTTCAAACAGCTGAGACGTTTCTGCCGATCAGCCCCACGAAGCTCTTGCCGAGTTACGAGTTTTTCGATTTCATACGACTTCATCAATGAAGCGGAGGATTGAAATGACTTCACCGATTCCTGCCGTCTGCTCGCGCTGCGGCCGAGAACTCACCGATCTTTCGGTCGGCGGACACGATTCGCATGTCAATCCCGGAGCCGGCCCTCTCGAAACCGCGTCGTGTTGGGGGAAGCTGGAAACCGCGATGGCGACTAGTTCGCTACTGCCCCGGTCTCCAAGGTCCCCGCCACGTTCCCAGGCAGAAACGGGTCTGTAAAGTGACCGGCCGTTTCCAGCGAGGCATTGCGCAGACCGGCGAATTTCTTGCCTGTTGACGGCCCCTGAAAGCTGACGAACCCGTTCATGGCATAGATCGAGCTTGAACTGTCGAAGACGAAGAAAGCGCCCTGCCAACAAGGGGCGTTGCTGACCGTCACGCCGACGACTGCCGAGCCGCCCGAGCCCGCATGATCATAGATCACGCTCGATCCCTCTGCGGTCGCCATGTGCGCCCAGGCCGGACCGCCAATCTCGTAATTCCCCGATACGATGACGGTGGACTGAAACCCGATAGCCAGATGCGAGGCGCCGGAGCCCGCCGGCAATCCGCCATACCCAAAGAAGATGTTGGAGAAATCGAGGAACGACCTAAACACGTCGATGCAGTCGATTCCCGAAGACGACGTGTCGATGACAAACCCGGAGATCTTCAAAGCCGCGCCGTCGGTCAGCGACAATCCAGGACCAGCCACGGGCTGGATAATTGCCCGGCCGCTCGCGACGCTGACTGGACCCGTTATATCGCCCTGCAGCGTAAAGGGGAGATATTTCCCGACCGGCCATCCCGGGAGAAGAGGATTTGCCGTCATCAGTCCGAGCGTGCCGGCCTGCCCGATCAATCGCCCCGAGATACTCGCGCCTCCGTAGATGAATGCCTGATTGGGCGCCCCAACGGCGAGCTGGATCGTCGGTTTGTATTTGTTTCGGAAATCGTAGTCGGAATAGAGCACGTCGAAGGCATGTTGCAGGGTTGCCCATGGCGCCGCCTTCGTGCCGTCTCCGGTCACATCGGAAGCCGCCGGAATAGTAACCTGAACGCCATCGCCCCATGAGCCTGTCGTCGGTACTGTCGTCGGTGCAACATAGACAGTAAGATCGGCGCCGGGATCTATACGTTGAGAAAAGGTCATTTTATTCCTCTATTAGGCTATTCTAACGGCAGTGATGTAGCTATCCTTTGAAGATCCTGAGAGATTGAATTTGATCTTTCCGTTAGTGGAAGAGGTATCTTCTACCGAAATACGCAGATTCCCCGCAGGAGATGTCATAAAGCCTGACATTGCCACCGAAAGCACCGCCGAAGCAGATGCACTGGCAAAGGTGGTGGAGATTATTGTCGTCCCATCCCATAATTTGAATATATAGTTGGCCGCACCACTGGTATCTTGAACGGCAACTGACCCGCAGACGAACCAAGTCCCCGATGTTCCTTGAGCGACGCTCGGGCCATCGAAAAAAGTACCGGTATTGCTGAGATTCACATCTCCGCTGAGAAAATTGCTGATCGGTGTGGTGATGATAAATCCGGCCGGGTTGAGCAGTTCCCACCGTGTATTGGCGAGATCGTAGCGAAGCTCCAGAATGGCATTCGCCCCGGGAATGTCCCCGACGAGAAGGGCTTGCCCGCCTCGCTTCGTGATCGTCCGCGCCGTCAGGCTGTTCGGCGAGAAAGTCGGCGTCGTGGTGGTATTTGCCGCAGTCGCCCTGACATAGCAGAGCTGACCATCGACAAGGACCGTGAGCGCCGGAGAATATCCCGCCGTGATCGCGTCAGACGTTCCGCCGCCGGCAACGAAATAGAGGACGCCATCCTGCACCTGGCCGAGATTCGGCACGTCGGATCGCGCATTCGGAACCTGTGTCGTGCCATAACCGGTAATTTTGAACGCGGCAAACGGGATGTTTGCCGTCAGGGTTTGCGTGCCGTCTTTCAACATGCAAGTCGAAAGGCCTGTCGCGAAGCCGTCGTCTTCGGCATCGAACCGCGAGGCGGTGATGTCGATATTGGCGTTCTTGTCGTTGACCCAATTGTACAGGCGAGTAAAAACGCCATTGACGAAAGACATTGTTAATCTCCATTCGCGCCATTGCGGCGCGAGGCGAGAGGGATTAGGTTGAGGGATGCGGTGGAATTACACGAAGACGCTGCTGATCCTTGCGATCGGCGCCTCGGTTGTTCGTTATCTCGCGGCTATTGTCGTCGGCTCAGACCCATGGAGCGAGCAGGCTGCCGGAGGAGGGCCTATAGCCGGTCTGATCTACTTGGTTTTGCTTGGTCCGCTCTTCGTGCTATTCGATGTCGTCGGCTGGCTCAAGGAGCGGCGGGCGGCGCGAAATCGCGGGGCGTCCGCAGCGAGCTCAACCCAACCCCGCCCATCTCAAGGATCTGTCCGGCGAGCGTGACGGCCTTCTCGCTGGTCGGCGAGAGCATGGCAAGTTGCTTCAACTTTCCCGCGGCATCGCCGCTTAGGAGCGTCTGAGCCAGCGCTATGCGCTTCTCCGGCGCCCTGAGCGCCGCCAGACCCTCCATCGCAAGCTCCGGGAGATGAAGCCATGACCCGGGACTGACCACCGTGGCGGCGACCCGGGCGCCCTTGCTGATCATCTTGCCGGCATCGCTGCTCATCGCGGCAGAGTCCGTCGCTGTCGGCGAGCCCTCCGGCAATCCCTTGGCCGAGGCCTGGACGACCTCCATTAGCTTCTCGATGCCCTCGGCGCGACCGTCCGGCCCAAGCGCGGCGCGGACGATATTGGCTTGGCGCGGGTCCTGCCAGATCCCCTTATAGAGCTTGGCCGATACGTTCCCCGCATCCCCCGCTTGGGTTAGCGCGGTATCGAGCTTGTCGGAGAGCCAATTGGCAAAGCCGGCGTTCCACTCACCCTGTTTCCCCGCCACGCCGAAATTGACCCGCATCCGGCCGACCTCTTCCGGCGTCAGATTCCCAGCATCGAACATGCGGCGCACGATGGCGACGCGGTCCATTGGCTGGGCGTCTTTCAACGTATTGAGGATACCGAGGCCGCCATCGAGCATGGTCTTGACCGTGTCGCTGGCGGAGCCGTATTGCAATCGGGCGGCGAGATAGTCGGGGTTGGCTTTGTCGAGGACGGAAAGCAGTTCCCGCTTAGTATCGGCGACGGCCTTTCCATAGGTATTGAGGCGCCCAAGATCGTTTGTGTTCGCCTCGATCTCGCCATCAAGCCCTTGCTTGATGTAGTCCCAAGACCGCCAGTCGGGCGCGATCTCACTTTTGACCAATTTGCCGTTCTCATAGGTCGGAACCTTGATACTATATCCCTTCTCTGCCGCCAGTTCTTGGGCGCGACCGATAGCACGCACCATCGAGGGGCGCTCCATGAGGGAGCCGACCGCCTCATTCCAGAAGGGTCCCTTTGGGACGATATTCCCGTCCGCATCGGGCGCGCCATCGAGCGCACGGGTATAGGCTTCCTTCGCTTGTGCCGCCCGGGCATTCAACGCATCGCTGACGACTTTGTCGGCGCCCTCGCGGAACTGCCCGATGGCTGCCTCGCCCGGAGGAGCCGGACTGATCTTGGCGATCTCGTCGCGCATCGCGGCGGGAATTTGCTCCTGCCGTTGCGTCTTCTGGAAATCGTAAATCTGGTCGGCCGTCTCGGGATAGCGCGATAGCTGCCGTTCGGTCGCCTGGACGCTGCGCAAGCCAGTCGACTGTCCGGCCGAGAGATTGACACCCCGGCGTGCGGCTTCGCTTTCCAGCGCCGCCGCCGCGGCTTGCGTGGCTGGGTCCATGGCCGCCGTGCGGTCATAGGCCGAAACAGCCAAAGGATTGCTGTTGAGCGCCTTGATGGCGCCGACGCCGGCCGCTTGCCCGACCCCGGCGAGCGCACCTTGCCCGGCTGAATTGAGATAGTCGATATGCAACGGCTCACCCGCCAGCCATTTGTCGAGCGCCTGGCGTCCGACATCCACCGCTGCGGCTGTTCCCGCCGCCGCCGGAATGCTTGCGCCCGTGGGGCCAACGAGCGCCCCCGCCGCCGCTCCGGCGGCACCCGGGATCGTGGGTCCGGCCTCCTTCGCCGCGAAATCGCCCGCCCGAGTGAAGGCATCCAAAGGTCCCGTTGCCCCCGATACCGATGGCGTTTCACGGGCATAATTTCCCTGCGGATCGGCATAGACGATATGGCCGTTGACGACGCCGTAGCGTTTCACCGCTTCCGTGATCGGCAGATTGGGGAAGCGCGCCGCAGCGAAACGGGAAATCTGATCGTTCTCGCCCGGCGCAAGACCTGCGCGTAGATTCGTCCAGAAACCCGCACCGGCCAAGGGCGT